CCATTGCTTCTCCAAGCTTTTATTTTCCGTTGTCGCTCTGATTGGCGCTCTTATTACGGAGGCGTGTGTTGCCAGTTGTTGACTTGCCGCCTGCACGCAAAGGTTTGATGTGGTCAATGTCTTTGCCTGCTCTGTCGATACCTTTCTTGTCATAAGCACGGCGTGCTTTCTGACGCTCGATCTGATCCTTGGTTTCTCCAGTTGCCTTCTGAAGTTTGTATGCGTGTTTGTAGTCACGCTTGCCGTTAGTCTGTGTCATGTCTGCTCCTAATGTTTAGGGTTGAATTCGCATCCGGTTACTTGGCACCAGTTGCATAGTGGGGTTTGATTGGGGTTCCATACGTCGTTGGCATAGCACGCCTCAAGACGCGCAGTACGCTCACGATACTTCCACCAGAACTGCTCGGCTTGATCTCGTGTCATCTGCATCTTGACCATATCATTTTTGACAATGAACAGCAACGCAGAGTTAACTTTGCGGATGTGCGGGAAGTGCGCGAACACCATGAGAGACATGAGCACAAGCTGATCCCTGTCTGGGTACTTGTTGTTGCCTGTCTTCCAGTCACCCACCCACGCTGTCAGGTTCTCGTCATCAATGATAAGGATGTCGGCGATGCCGCGCACCCACACGTCAGGGGCTTTCCAGTTGGTAGGCTTTAAGTCCACAGTCAGCGCCATCTCGTACTCGGCCAGTGCCCTTCCGGGTTTCTTCAGCATGGCGTCCACTACAGGCTGGAACTGCGCATACTCAGGCGGTATTGGCTTCTTGTCGCGGATGTAGTCTTCAATGGCCTGATGTACTTGATTGCCGTAGCGCGTAGCCTCAGTCTCTTGGAACGGATAGTTCTTCAAGACCTTGACCTCGTGGTAACGGCGTTGGCAGCCCTCGAAATCTTTCAGGCTGCTGTGTGACCATGCTGGTTTTTTCATTCGAACTTCGCAGTCTTAATTGCTACTGTTAATCGGTTGGCAAACTGTGTGACAAACGCCTCGTTGTTGTTAAGCTCATGCTGTCCCATGTCTTCAAGTATGGCGTGTGTGACCTCGTGCCAGAAGGTGTCGGCCAACTCGTCCTTGGTGAACTTGCGCCCCGTGACGTTGCTGGTCTTGCCAAGACGGATGCAGCTTTCTGGATAGAACGTGCGCCCCATATCTCGGCGGTGAAGCATGGCTTCCACCACCTCCACGCTGTACCACTTCTTGCCCACACGCATACGCGTTGGTAATCTCATTGCTTCTCCTTAGTTTTTTGCTAACCCATACCTACGGTGCGCACCACCGTCAGCGTCCAATGGAATACCGGGCATATAGCTCGGCTCCATGACCATCTGAGCCAAGACCCAAGTCTTAGCTTCTTCAACTTCAGCGTCAGGAACCACAACGATCTGTTCGTCATGCACTGTTCCCGCCACAAAGTACCTCTTCGCTGTACGCACCATCCCATCAGTCATCACGCATCTCGCTACGCCCTGCGTGACATTGTTGGTTATTTTTCCTGCGTATATCTTAGTACGATCTGGCCCATATGTCCACTCTGTTTGCTCTTTATTTGTAGCCGGGTCTTTGAAGCGCCTGATGTTGAGGTCAGGATACAACAGCTTCATGCCAGAGGGCAGCTCGATCTCGCCCTTGCGGTACGTCAAACACTTGTGCTTGTACACCTTGCCCTTGTACAGCGACTCATGGATCAGCTCAGTGTTCAGGCTCCAGAAGTCCACCACAGGTGTCGCCGTAGCCCTGTACTTGTCGATGATGGCCTTGGCCGCTAGGCAGTGGATGACTAGCTCCTTGGTGGTACAGGTATGCGGTATCCCTTGGAGCTTCTCAACGTTCACTTCCCAGTCAAGGAACTTCTGCGCCGCTTGCTGGGTGACCCCCAACTTCTTCGCAAACCCCAAGTCGTAGCGTTGCGGCGGCGCCCCAAGGAATCCCGTGAGGAGTTGAGAAGCAACCAAGACCGTATCCGCAGCCAAGCAACGCGCTCTTCGCAGACTGCCGAAGGTCAGGGTGAGACTCTTTACTAAGGCCGGGTATGTTGAACATCTGCGAACCGAACGCGGCATAAGGATCACCGCCGGCCCTGAAGATGTCCAGCATGTCTGTGTAGTCTGAAAGCCATGCGAGAACTCGTGGCTCAATCTGCGATAAATCGCCGACGACGAGTTGGTGGCCATCGGGAGCCATAATCGCTTTGCGTAGGAACGAACCCCGCTTGAGGTTTTGCATGTTGATGGCCGAGCCTTTGCTTGCGGTCCACCGGCCTGTTTGCGCACCATAATACGATAGCGGAACGGGTAGCGCGCCTCTGCTACTGATGTCAAGGAATCGCTGTGCTCGCGTACGCTCGGTCGTGGACTTAACCCTGAGACGCGCTTCACAAAGTAGGGCAACGTCTTCACGTTCACCGTT